ACAAGAAGCTTATATTGTAGGAACTTATCCTAATAATTCTCTTATAGAAGAAATTACAATAGAATGTTTAAAAGCTTTACGAAAAGATAATAGAGTTATTATTACAACCTCTCATCACCCTGTTTCCAAAGAAATCCAAGAACTTTCAGATTATGTTATATATGATAAAAATAATATAACTACTGAACATACATTTCCTTGGGTATGGTTTATAGAAGAACCTGAATGGAAAATATGGGCTAGAATTACTTCAGATGCTGGTAATAATTTTTATCATGGACCAGCTTGCCATAATAATATACACAATGCTATGGCTTTAGCAGATAATTTAGGAATTAAAAAAGCATATTTAATTAATTATGATTATCATTTAAAAGATATCGAACAAATTAATTATGTTTCTAAAATTTTAAATAAACATTCTTTATATTCTGAAAAATTATTAGATGGTAAGGGAGATGTTCCACAAATGAGAACAGCTTTTATGGGTATAAGACCTAAAACATTTTTACAATATCTTCCTCAAATTTTTTCACGAAAAGATTGGGATGATCTTCAAATCAAAACTAATGCTCCTTCAAATGGGTTAGAAACTATTTGGTATCATCATTTAATAAATGATTCAAAAGCATATTGGGAAAGTAATGAAAAATTTACTCAAGTATGTGAAAAAGCTTTAGATCATATTAGTTTTTCACAAGCAGAATATTTTACTTTAATTCCTGTAAAAGATAGTTCTAATGAGTATGTAATTTTATTTAGAACTAGTAATAATAGAGACGCTAGAAAATTCATAGTAAGAACCAAATTTCACTCAGGTGAAGTTGTTTGGGAACACGACGTTGATGTTGAAAGAAGTCTTACATTTTGGAAAATAATTTATTATTCTTTAGAAGATAATAATGATTTTATATTTGAATTAGAAACAAGAGATTTAAAAACTAATGAATTTATTGCTTTAAAAACAATTAAAATAGATAATGATTATTTAAAAAATATTTTACCGACAAACGGTACTATGGAGTTATTATGAAAATTTGTCAAGTCAATCCAGGTTGTGGAATCCCAATCCCACCTCCAGCGTGGGGTGCTATAGAAAAAATCGTATGGGAATTCACTTGTAATTTAAAAGAATTAGGTCACGAAGTAGATATTAAATTCGCCTCAGAAATCATTCCAGGTGAATATGATATTGTTATGGTTCATGTTGCTAATTTAGCTTTAGAATTAGCAGATAGAGGTATTCCTTATATATTCCAACACCATGATCACCATGCATATCATTATGGAAAAGATTCAGGTGTATATAAAGAAAATAGAGAAGCAATGGCTAAATCTATTTTTTCATTAGTCCCAGCTCGTTATTTAGTTGAATATTTTGATTTACCTAATGTACATTATTTTTCACATGGTGTAAATACTAATATTTTTTACCCAAATGAAACACCTCCAATATCTCATAACTTATTAATGTTAGCAAATAATGGTTTAGGAGGTTATGGCGCATATGATAGAAAAGGATTTGGATTAGGAGTACAATTAGCAATGGCTGCTGATTTACCTATTACTATTGTTGGTCCAAAAAATAATGAAAATTGGGTTAAAGATAATCCTTGGGTTAGAGGTTATCCTAAATTAACAATAATATGGGAACCTTCAAATGATGATTTAAGACAAATTTATACTTCTCATACTATATTTTTACATCCAAGTGAGTTAGAAGCTGGTCATCCTAATTTAACTTTATTAGAAGCAGCAGCTTGTGGTTTACCTATACTTGGATGGATTGAAGAATCAACTACATTTCATGGATTGTGGAGAGCTCCTCGTGATTTAAAAGAAATGTTAAGAGGTTTAAAGGATATCACCCAAAAATATGGTGAATATAGAAAAAATTCTTTAAATACAGCACAAGAATTATCATGGTTTAATCGTTCAAAAGAATTAATAAATTTATTTAATAATCATATATGAAAGAAGTTTTAATCAATGAGTATAACAATACTAAAATTTTAGGAATACCTCATAAAAAACCTGAAAATACATTTAACATTAATTTTGTTAATGGAGCATTTGTAGAAATTTTAGGTCCCCTCCAAAAAGAATATGTTATAAAATTTGTTAATAGTAAAACAAATAGAGTATTGTTTGAGAACACAATTAGTAATAATATGTGGACTCGACCTAATATAAAATATTTAGTTAGATGGCGTATTGAAATTTATGATAAAGAAACTAATTCTTTAGTTTTGGAACATAATTTTGATCCAACAGGTAAAAGAGTATACGTTCATATAGATTCTACAGCATTAGGAGATACATTAGCTTGGTTCCCAGTAATTGAGGAATTTAGAAAAGAAAACAATTGTGAATTAGTTTGCTCAACTTTTCACAATGATTGGTTTGAAGGAAATTACCCCGAAATTCAATTCGTAAAACCCGGAACTGAAGTAAATAATTTATATGGTATGTTTGCTATTGGTTGGTTTTATGACGATAAAAAAGTAGTATTTGATAAAACTCCTATTGATTTTAAAAAATATCCTTTACAACAAACTGCTACTGAAATATTAGGGATGAAATATAGAGAAGTTAAACCTATAATTAATACTCCTGATAGAAAAACAGATATTGAAGGTAAATATGTTGTTATTGCCCCTCATGCTTCAGCTCACGCTAAGTATTGGATGTATCCAAAAGGTTGGCAAACGGTTATTGATTATTTAAATAGCAAAGATTATAAAGTCGTTATGTTAACTCAAGAACCTTTAGGTGATGAGTGGCATGATTCAAAACTTGGTGGAACTTTAACAGGAGTAATTAATAAAACCGGAGATTTTCCTTTAGAAGATAGAATGGTTGATATTCGTGATGCCGATGCTTTTATTGGTGTAGGAAGCGGATTAAGTTGGTTATCCTGGTCATTAAATACCCCAACAGTTTTAATTTCAGGATTTAGTTATCCATATACTGAAATGCAAGATTGTGAACGTATATTCCCTGATAATCCTAGAGTTTGTAGAGGATGCTTTAATCGTCATTGGTTAAATCCAGGTGATTGGGAATGGTGCCCAGATCATAAGGATACTCCACGTCAATTTGAATGTACAAAAGTTATTGAACCTTCTCGAGTAATTGAATCTCTTAATAAATTGCTTAATATTTATTAACATGGAAAATAAAGTTTTAACACCAGAAGAGTTATCTAAATTACAAGAATTAAATAATAAAAGAGGAGATTTAGTTGAACGTTTTGGAATTCTTGAAATCAACATACAAGATTTAGAATTACAAAAAGAACAATTAATCGAAGAGTTATCACAAATTAAAAATGCCGAAGTAGAAATTGGTGCTTTGTTACAAGAAAAATATGGTGATGTAAACATAAATTTATCCACGGGAGAAATAGTCTCGAGATAATTTTGAAAAAATTTAACATATTTATAACAAAACAATAATTAACTCTACAAAATGGCAGAAACATTAATATCTCCGGGTGTATTAGCGTTAGAAAACGATAACTCATTTGTATCTTCTCAACCAGTAACCGTTGGAGCAGCTATTATCGGTCCTACAGTAAAAGGTCCAGTTGAAGTACCAACAATTGTTACTTCATATAGTGATTACCAAAATAAATTCGGTACTACTTTTTTAAGTGCTAGCCAAGTTTACACTTACTTTACTTCAATTGCTGCTTACAACTATTTTGCAAATGGAGGTCAAACTCTTTTAGTATCAAGAGTAGTAACTGGTTCATTTTCAGAAGCATCAACTTCAGGTTCATTAGGTACTCCAATATTAAATGCTGATGGTAATGAAGCTTTCAGATTAAAAACAATTTCTGAAGGTGCACTTCAAAATAGCACATCTTCTCAAGATGCTTTTGGTGCATTAACAAGTGGTTCTGCTGATAATGTTAGATGGCAAATTTCTAACTACGATACTTCATCAGGAACATTTAGTCTATTAATTAGACAAGGTAATGATACAACTACTAATCCTACTGTATTAGAAACTTGGACTAATCTATCAATGGACCCAACAGCTCCTAACTATGTATCTAGAATTATTGGTAACCAATATAGACAATACAATGCTCAAGATAATCAAATTGAAGTAATTGGTGATTATCCAAATAACTCAAGATACGTTTATGTAAGTGATGTATTAACTCCAACTCCATTCTACTTTAACAATGCTGGTGTAGCACAAGCACAATTTACTGGTTCAATTCCTTCAAATGCTAGTGGTTCATTTGGTGGTGCAACAGGTAATTTATTCGTAGGAGTTGCTGATTTCTATAACAATATTGATGTAGCTTCTACAAACATTCAAGGTATTACAGCAAGTGCTTACACTCAAATGATTAATTTGTTAGGTAATGCAGATGACTACAGATATAACATATTATTAACTCCTGGCCTTTCAGCAGCAACTGCTAATTTAGGAGCATCACAAGTAACTACAGCAATTAATAACACACAATTTAGAGGTGATGCTATTTACGTAGTTGATTTAGTACCTTATAGCTCAAGCATTAGTGATGTAACTACTCAAGCAAATGCTAAAAATACTTCATATGCTGCTACTTACTGGCCTTGGGTTCAAACAATTGATCCAGATTCAGCTCAAAGAGTATGGGTACCAGCTTCAACAATGGTAGGTGGTGTTTATGCTTACAATGATAGTGTTTCTGAACCATGGTTTGCCCCAGCAGGTATTAACAGAGGTGGTTTAAGCACAGTAATTAGAGCTGAAAAGAAATTATCTCAAGCTAACCGTGATACTTTATATACAAACAAAGTTAACCCAATTGCAACATTCCCTGGAACAGGAGTTGTAGTATACGGTCAGAAAACATTACAAACTAGAGCATCTGCTCTTGATCGTGTAAATGTTCGTCGTTTGTTAATTCAACTTAAGTCTTACATTTCTCAAGTAGCTCAAAACTTAGTATTCGAACAAAATACTATCGCTACAAGAAACCAATTCTTAAGCCAAGTTAACCCATACTTAGAATCAGTACAACAACGTCAAGGTTTGTATGCTTTCAAAGTAATCATGGATGATAGTAATAACACAGCTGATGTAATTGATAGAAATCAGATGGTAGGTCAAATTTATATCCAACCTACTAAGACTGCAGAATTCATTTACTTGGATTTCAACATCTTACCAACAGGTGCTACTTTCCCAGCATAATTTTTTAAAGATTGAATATTTATAATAAACAAATAGATAAATAAAATGGCAGTATTAGATCCAAACGAAATATTTTTCACCGCCTTTGAACCAAAGCAAACGAATCGCTTTATCATGTACATTGACGGGATCCCAGCATATGAAATTAAAGGTGTTGGTGCTGTAAACTTAACTCAAGGTACTGTTCCTTTGAATCACATTAACGTACAACGTTTTGTGAAAGGAAAAACAACATGGGGTACAATTCAGTTTACATTGTTCGATCCTATCACTCCTTCAGGTGCTCAAGCAGTGATGGAATGGGTTCGTTTACACCACGAATCAGTAACTGGTCGTGATGGTTATTCAGATTTCTATAAGAAAGATTTAACTTTCGATGTATTAGGACCTGTAGGTGATATCGTATCAGAATGGATTATCAAAGGTGCGTTAATTACTGAAGCCAATTTTGGTGATTACAACTGGGATGATGATGGTACTGCAGTAAACCTTACAATGACAGTTCAACCTGATTACTGTGTATTGAACTTCTAATCTAATAAAAGAAAACCAAAAGAGCTCGCAAATTTTTGCGAGCTTCTTTTTTTCTCATATATTTATATACGATAATAAAGTTATTAAAAAATATTTATGGAAGAAAATAAATTTAAGTTCCCAACAGAAGTTGTAGAATTGCCTTCAAAAGGTATATTGTACCCTGAAGGTCATCCTTTAGCAGAAGGAAAAGTAGAAATGAAATACATGACTGCTAGAGAAGAAGATATTTTAACTAACCAAAACTACATTAAACAAGGAATTGTTATTGACAAATTGTTACAATCTATGCTTGTAACTAAATTTGATTACAATGATTTGTTAGTTGGTGATAAAGATGCTGTGATGTTAGCAGCTCGTGTTCTTGGTTATGGTAAAGATTATTCATTTAATTACTACCCAGAATACGGTGATGTTGAAGAAACAGTTAATATAGATTTAACAACAGTTAAAGAAAAATTTCTAAATGAGGAATTAATTAGTGAAAAAGGTAAAAATGAATTTACTTTTAAATTACCTCACACAGGAAATGTAATTACTTTTAAATTATTAACTCATGGTGATGAGCAATCTATTGATAGAGAAATTCAAGGATTGAAAAAACTTGATCCTAAAGGTAATTTTGAAGTTACAACTAGATTCCGTCATATGATTCTTTCAGTAAATGGAGATTATGATAAAAAGACCATTAGAGAATTCATTGACTATGGATTGCTAGCTAAAGATTCTAGAGCATTTAGAGAATATTTTAGTTCAGTTAGTCCTGGTATAGATTTAAAATATCATTATGTATTTGATAATGGTGTAGAGGAGGACATCACTATCCCAATCGGGATTAACTTTTTTTGGCCTGACGCCTGAGTATAGGGGTAATTTATTTACTCAAATCCATGAAATAGTGTTTTATGGTCAAGGAGGGTATGATTATAATACAATATATGATATGCCTATATGGTTAAGAAAATTTACCTATAATAAAATCCTTGAACACTACGATAAAACAAATAATAAAAAACAAAATGATGTAGTAGAACAATCTATTAACGCAATGAAATCCGCTGGTGCGGTAGCTAAAAATAAAATAAATGTTCCAACATATGTTACGAAGGCATCCAAAAAGTGATGCCTTCTAATATTTATAATAAATCTAATTTTTAAAATGGCTGATAATATTCAAGACTTAAAAAAACAGATTCAACAACTAAAAAAAGAAATTCAAAATTTAGGAGGTGAGTCTTTTAAAGACATGAATGCTGCTATCAAAGCTTTTGGTGGTGGTATTAATGGTGCTAGAAAACTTATCTCCGAAATGGAAAAAGATGTTGAGGATTTAAGAGACAGTTTTGGAACCATTTCAGCTACATTAAAAAATATAGTTCAAGATTTAAAAGGAGCTCCAAACCCAGTAAAAGAAACTACTAGAGCTTTTGATAAATTAGAAAGTTTAACTCGTAAAATTAGTGATCATAGAAAAAATGAAGAAATTTTAACGGTTAAACAATTAGTTAATATTAAAAAACAAACAGCTGAAGAAGTTAAACGTTTAAAAGAAAATCAAAAACTTTTAGATAAAAATTCTGACGCATATAGAGAAGTTACAGATGCTTTAAATGAACAAACTGGTTTATTAAAAGATATCAATAAACAAGTCGAAGCTGAATTAAAAACTGAAGAAAAAATTCAGAAAACCTTAGGTCTTACAGGAGCAGCTTTTAAAGGTATAGCAAAAAGCCTTGAACACATAGGAATTGAATCAGAACATTTTGAAAAAATAAATGAAGATTTAAGAGAAGCAGCTAAAACAGGAAGTGGTTTTAGAGTATTAGGTGCTGGTCTTAGAAGTATGGGTTCTTCACTTTTAGAAGCATTTAAAGATCCATTAACTCAGATAACAATGACTGCTAAGGTATTCCATAGCATGATAGAATACGCTAATGAGTTTAATGAAGAAAGTGTTGCTATTCAAAAGAATCTTGGGTTAAGTTTCGAAGCAGCTAATGAAATGAATAAAGAGTTAGAACATATGGCTATCCATATGGGACGAACTCATAAAGATGTTCTTGCTGCTAATAATGAAATTAATAATTTCTTAGGAACTAATGTAATGTTAAGTGAAAAGCAACTAAAAGATCAAGTTGCTTTAACTAAAAATGCTGGTTTAGAAGCTGAAGAAAGAGCAGGTATAATGAAATTTTCATTATTAACTGGCAAATCTCAGGAAAAAATATATAATTCTATTGGAAGACAAAATAAAGGAGTTTTAAATAATAAAAAAGTCCTTTCAGAAGTATTAAAAACATCAGGTCAATTAGCTGCTCAATATAAAAATAATCCTGAATTATTAGGAAAAGCAGTAACTCAAGCTCAAAAACTTGGTATGACCTTAGAACAAACTAAAAATATATCAAGTGCCTTATTAAATTTTGAAGATTCAATTTCAGCTGAATTAGAAGCAGAACTACTTACAGGACAAGATTTAAATTTAGAAAAAGCTAGATATCTAGCTCTTCAAGGAGACTCAGCAGGTGCTGCCGCTGAATTAATGAAAAATTTAGGTCCTAATGGATTAGCTAAATTCCAAAAAATGAATGTTATTCAACAAGAAGCTTATGCTAAAGCTTTGGGTATGAGTGCAGATGAATTAGCTGATTCTTTAGTTAAACAAAAACAACTTGATTCTTTAGATAAACAAGAAGCTTCTGCTTTAAAGAAAAGAATTGAAGAGTTAAAAGCCGCTGGACAAGTTGAAAAAGCAGCAGAATTAGAAAAACAAGTCCTTAAAGGAAAATCTGTAGCTTTAGCTGATCAAGAAATGGCTAATAGTGAAAAAATGGCTGAAACCGCTGAAAGATTAAAACAATCCTTTATGAAGTTTCTAGTAGGACCAGTTACTAAAGCTATGAATTTATTTTCAGGATTTATGGAACAAATTTCTAGCTCTAAACTTTTATCAGGTTTAGCTGGTGGAGCTGGATTAGCAGCTACTGCCTTCGGTTTATTCGTAGTAGGTAGAGGACTTATTAATGCCTTTAAAGGTAAACCTTCAGGTAGAGCAGGAGATCCACTAAATGTTAATATAGTTGGAGGTGGAGGTGGAGGTTATGATGATGGTGGTACTAGTGGTGGATCATCAAGAGGTAGAAGAGGTAGAAAAGGTAGAGCTGGTAGAAAAGGTAGAGCTGGTAGAGCTGGTAGAGGAGGTAGATTTGGTCGTATAGCTAATCTAGCTATGACTGGACTAGGATTAGCATCTATGTTTGGTGGTGACGGTGGTGAAGATATGTCTGGAGAAGATATGGCTTATACTAGTGTAGATGCTGCGGATATGGCTTCTGATATGGCATCATCATCAACTCCTTCATCTTCAAAGACAAAATCAGCAACACCAAGAGCAAGAGATCCAAAAACAGGAAGATTTACAAAAGCAACAAAAGCT